CATTTCTGATTTCTTTTAGCGCTTAAAATTCCATGCCCGTTACCAAACACATAACCCAAACTACCTGTAATCATTCCAACAACCGCTTCGCCGTCAACTACACGCGCACACCCTAAAATAACTGCTGAAACTATAACTAAAATACATACAACCAGCTTTGTTAATTCACCCATGCTGATATTTTCCATTAATTCAAACCTCCGTATTATTTATAGCTGCAATCCTTGCAACTCTAGCCTAAGTGATTCTTTGTTCTCCTTTCTATTTTTTAGATGAATTGGTAAATCTAAGTGTATTATAACCTTCTTTGTAATTAATAAATTTAAAGTATCTTCGAGACCTCTAGAAAGATACTTGTCAAGTTCTTTCAGCTCATGCAATAGCTGTAGTATTCTTTTTTGTTTGACTTCAAGCAATGTTTCTACATACTCAAAAAATACGCCACCTTCAAATACATGCCCTTGCTGTGTTTCTTCAGTGCATTCTACAAACTGCTCTTCAATTTCCTTTACATACCTTTTTGCAGGACTGAAATTGATTGTTTCTATAACTCTTTTATTTATTACTCTTGCCCATTTCATTATTTTTCACCTACCATTCTATTAATACAACTACCATTCGATTAATACAACGCCAGCAATACCACTGTTATAAGAAGCCGAACCAGCAGCTAAAGAAGTATGACCACCACTTCCATAAGCACTTTGACCGCCCCAATAACTGCCACCGCCTGATATCCCTTGATCTGTTCCTGCCGATCCATAGCCACCAGTTATATTTATGTCACCACCAGTTCCAGCGCCACCAGCAGCGCCTCCGGTAGTGACACCGCCTAAACCGCCAGCGCCAGAGCAATAAGCGCCAAAGCTGCTAGTACCACCAGCTACTCCCGCGCCATCCCCTGCGGGGTGTGCACCTCCTGCGCCAATTGTTACTGTTACATCATCATCTTTAGTTAATGTAACAAATTCTATAGCAGTACCACCAGAACCGCCACCACCACCGAAACCAGACGCGGTATTTGAAGCGCTACCGCCACCACCTGTAACCGTAACGCGGTAAACGCCTGTTTTTGGAGCTGTAAAGGTATTATTACTCGTATAGACTTGCTTACTACCAAGCATAACATTTGTCCAGCCAGGCACAGCTGCGCCCATTACATAGCCTTGCGATAATACGCCTAAGACTAAATTCGGATTTACTACTACAAAATCCGTCCCGTCATAGATTAGTGTGTATATTCCTGCTGCTGTCATATCGCCCGTCACAAGTGCGACTTTGCCAGTTTCAACACGTTTCTTTATGTCTTTTGCACCAAGAGCATTTACATTCAGTGTTGCTGCACCTGTGTTTCCTACGTCTAACGCCATGTTGATTATTAATCCCGTGTTATAGCTTCCTAAAACTGGGGAAAATGTCAATACGTAAGTATCGTTTCCAGTAGCATTAAGTCCATAAATATGCGTCCCTAGATGTGCTCTTTCAATTCCACCTTCTATTAGAGCTAGATTAGTATCGTTAATTGCAGGAGTACCGCCGTTTGCCCACACTGTTTTTGTATACATGCTTTATCCCCTCACAATCGTGTCGATTCTGGTAAATTGTAATTCTTCGCTGCTTGATTTAATACGTGTCCATAATATTCGACTTACAAGCGTTCCACTGTCTGCAGCTGCTGTTGCTGCTGCTCCTGCAAAAATACCAATTTCTTCAATTGTGTCTACTGCTTCAGAATCTAAAACAATTGCAAGGCTTGTCAATTCTCCCGTACCTGTTTTTGTAATATCTGTTAGTGCAACCCTAAATATTTCAGCACCTAGTGCTGCATCTGTGTCTGTAATCGCTGTATTGTCAGTACCTAAAGCAAGATATTTGATTTCTAAATCTGTTGCTGTGCCTTGTAGAACTTTTATGAGTTCGTCTAAAACATCGTCCATAATTCTATTGTTTATTTCTTCATTTTCAATTAGTCCAGTATCTTTATTTATTATTTTTATTTTGTATTTTCCAGTAACTCCGAATTTATTATCAAGGATACCAGGTTTTTTATGTTCCCAAAAATTTCTAAATTTAAATTTATAATGATTAATCACTCAAATTCTCCTCACTTGTAAGAGTTCCAGGATATAGATCATTTGCAGGATATAGATCATTTGCAGGATACAAAGCATCAAAAACCTTTATGTTTAAATCGCCTGTGTGACCGTGATTTTCTGCTTGATTGTTAAGAATAATCAAAGTTTCATTGTCATCAATGGCATAATCTTTGTTGCCTTTTATCAGCTCTTTGAAATATTCCTCCCACCCTCCAACAGCCACGCCATTTAAGGCTTTTACGCTATATCTAGTTGAACCACTATCTGCACCTGAAATACTTATAGACTCAATCAAAAAGCTATCATTAATTCCATATAATGTCTTTACAACAGGCAGTAATTGACCAGCTTCAAGACCTGAAACTTCAGTTTCAAATGATATATTCCCGCTTATGTCTCCATAACTATCTAATAAGCCGTCAGTAAACTCCTTAGCTTGATCTACTGTAGTTATAGATTTTTCGGTGATGATATTTTCGTACGATCCACGCAAATCAACTTCCGCTGAATTTTCGGTCTTGATAAATAGGTTTCTCAATCCTGTGTAAGTACATCGAATTGCATCAGCAGCAACTAGAACAACTTCGCCTGTGTCTTGCGATAAAATTTGACTATTATATGACCAATACCATTTCATTCCTGTATTTATGCCATTTACGCCAACGTCTGCGCTAGGTATCGCAACCCATCCAGCGCCATTAAGGTTTATTTCGATTGTCGGCTCAGAAGCAATGGGAAACCGAGTCGTAAAATTCCTCGAAACGCCATCAGGTGCAGCAGTTAGTGTTTCCTCGCTCTGTACTGCCGTAACACCTTTACCGCCTCGCATGTATTGGATATTTCTGTATTCATCCATTTTGTTTTCGCGCTTAAAATTGCTGTGTTGCACTGTGCTGTCAAGTGTCCACGGCGCTGCATTGTCAGACCTTTCAAAAAACTGTAATTTCTTATCGTTATCTATTTTCCAGTTATATCCTGTAACTTTTTTGATGTAATCTAGTGCGTCTGAACAGGATTTGTAGTTAAATTTCGCAACGGATAAAGTAACACCTGTAGCAATTGTGCCCGCTGTAACTCCTTCATTTCCGAGTACCTCTGTGATAAAATCATTGACTATATATCCAGCTGTTTTGGCAGTGTAAACTTTTGTTATAAACACTCTATCTGCAATTGCAGAATTATTAACTACAGTTAGATCATAAAATAGATAGTTTGGAATCTCTTCAACATCAAAGTATTTCAGAATTGTTCCTGAAAAAATCAGAGTAACACCGTCATACATTTCGAAAGTAGCGCCACCGCTTAAAGTGGCGCTTTTTATATCTATTATTCTAATGCCACTCATTGTTGATCGAGTATTAATTTTATCTGAAATACTCCACCCAGGAGCTAGCGAAACAGCATCAGAGTCTACAAAAAATGTTCTAGCCATTAAACAGCACCTACAATCTTTAAATGATTTACAAGCAACTCACCCAATTTATCAGCGTCGCGATCGTTGAACAGCACAGGATTGTTGATGTTTATGACCATTCCTGTCTTGTTTAGCGGTGTAACCTTCGCGCCCTTCATTCCACTTAGTAATTCCGCGCCATTTTCACCAACTAAGAAACTACCGTCCGACCTAATATTTCCACCTTTTGCAAGTCCTGGTATTGATGCATTCGCACCTATCGTACCGCCCGCCAGCCTAGCATCATTCGCCATTTTATGAGCCTCTGCTTTAAGCGCGAGATCACCCGTTTTATTAGCAAAATTCCATAGTTTTTTAGCTCCAGTTATTATTTTATTTTGTCCTGAAATATCAGAAATTTCACGAATTACATTTAGGATTTGAGCTCTTTTAGACTCAATTCCTATCAAAAACCTCTCACCAAACGACTTTCCAGCGAGTTCCCAGTCGGGGGTATATTTTTCCAATATGCCTTTAATTTCCTTTTGATTATCATCAATAATCAACACACTTGCTGCTGCTGATAGAGATGCCTCGCTTTTTAGAATTGCATAATGCTCCTTCATAGCTATATTTATATTTTCATTTGCTGTTTCTTTTTGCTTTAATCTGTCACCTTCTTCGATTTTTGCTGCTTCTAATTCTAATTCTATCGAATCAGATTTATTTTCTGCTTGTGTTTTAATATCTTCCATGTCCATCCTTAATTTTTCAACAGAAATTTTTCTACTTTCTATCAATTCTTTTCTGTTTACACTTGCTATAAGTTCGTTAAGTTCCGTTAATGCTTTCTTTTGTGCCTCTTTCTTTTTTTCAACTTCAGCTATAAACGAGTCAAGTTTACTCTTGTTGCTGTTTCTCGCAAGGTCTCTTATTTTTGCCTGATCTTTTTCGTCATCGCTAGCTGATGTTTTTTTCGCAAGTTCCCTTATTTTAGCTTGATCCTCTTCTTGTTCGCTTTTTTTATCTTCCGCTTTCGTAAGTTCCTCTATTGCTTTAATTTCTGCCTTTTTTGCGCTTAAAGCCATTTTTGTTCTACCATTAAATATTTTTTGCTTATATGCAAACCTCGAATCGAGAATCTTCATTTGCTCGCTACTGTGCTTTTTCTCCGCATCGATCATTTTTTGATTGAAATCTAGTCTTAATTTTTCTTCTTGATCCAGCTTTGTCCTGAGTGCTTTAATCAAAGAATCACCAAGTTTTGTCATTGCCTCAACAACTTTAGGAATATTATCCTTGATTCCGTCAGCAAACATTTCAACCAAAGCAGGTGCCCATTTGTCCGCCTCTGAGCCAGCGCCTTTTTTTGTAGGAGAATGAAATCCTAAAAAGTCAGATACAGTCGAAGCAACCGCCCCCGCTGCATCTGCGACCTCTCCAAGCATTCCTGTTATACCATCAATAAATCCATCTACAAAACTTTTTCCCCATTTTGCAGCATCATCAATAATGCCCATAATTGCTTTTTTCCCGTCCTCTACAGGCTTTGACATAGCATTAGAAATTGCAGAGCCTATGCCTATGAAAAAATCTTTTATTGAATTCCATTTATTGACTATAAAGTTTTTAATAGTATTAAATACTAACATAATTACTATTTTATTAGCTTTAAATATATCACCGATAAATTTTGTGATAGCTGTAAATATAGAAATTGCTTTAGTTTTTATAAAATTAAATGCAGTTATCATAAAGGCTTTTATTGCATTCCATAAAAATATTGTTGTTGCTTTCAATAACTTAAAAGTATTAACTATATAATCAACCAAATCTTTGAAATAATAATTATGATTATATAGCCACAAAAATGCATCAACAATCAATTGTACTGTAGCTTTTATAATTCTCACACCTGTGTTTTTTAAATTATTAAACATAGTGACTATAAAATCAATAGTGTTTGAAACTGTGTCAGATATTATTTTTTTCCATATATTGAATTTATCAACTATAAAGTCTAAGGCTGCGCCTATAACCTGCGTCGCTGCATCTTTTAGCATATTGAATAATATTAAAATAACTTTTATGTGTGTATCTACTATAGTTTTGATTGTTTCCCATATCTCTGCAAAAAACGCGCTTACAGTGTCCCAGTTTTTATATAGCAGCCATCCTGCTGCAACTAATAATCCTATTGCGATTGCTATTAATCCGAGCGGGCTTAAAATAACAGCCATTACAGCACCAAAAGCAGCACCAACAGCGGTTGCAACTCCTGTCACTGTTGCCCATATACCTGTAGCAATGGAAGCTGCGCTCATTGCTACCGCAAGGGCTGTAAACGAAACAACTGTAGCTGCTAATCCAACGAAAACAGGTTCAACCAGTGCCCACGTATCTATAAGGAGTATTAGTACATCTATAAACGCGGTTATAGTATCCGTTCCGAGCATTACGGCATCTTGAATAATACCAAATGTATTTTCGAATATATTTCCAGCCTTTGGAATATTAGGTTCGATATATCCCCATAACTCCATAATCGACGGAAGTAATATGTCGTTGAATTCGTCACTCAATAAATTAGCAACACGGTCAATCCCAGCAAACGCGCCACTCATAACTTCTTCAATTTTTGGCATGTTAGCTATAACACCATCTAACAACTTTTGTATAACAGGTAGTAACTTTTCTCCAATATTAATAAATAAAACATCAGCAGCTATTCCCAAATTATCCCACATTGAACTTACTGTAGCTGTTTGCGTCTTAAATGCCGCTTCTGTCGCTCCTGCTGCATCACCCATAGCGAGAGTTTTCTTTGTAAAGTTTTCAGCCTGTGTCCCCGTTAGTGCCAATACTGCTGTTTTTGCCTCAACAGACTTAAACATACTAGAAAACGCTATTTCATCACCGTTTACAGTATCTTTTAATGTGCCTAATATCCCTTCGAGTCCTTCGCTTTCAAGTGCTACTTTACCGTTCGAATAACCTAGTTTTGTAAGAGCCTCTTCCATGGCTTTTGTTGGCTTTAAAAAGCCTGACATAGTGCCTCTTAATTGAGTCATTACCTCAGATGTGTTGCCTGTAACGCCTGTGAGTGTAGCAGTAGCACCAAATAATTCTTCTTGTTTTATCCCTAAAGTCGCAGCGATCGGAATAACCTTGCCCATGCTTGCTGCCAATTCTGGGAATGTAGTTTGACCAAGTTTTACTGTCAGAAACGCCAAATCAGAGGCTTTTTTTGCTGACTCACTTGATGTATCGCCGTATCCTTTTGTTACAGATGCTAGCAAATTTACACTATCAGTTACGGTTGCGTTCCCTGCTACTGCGCCTTTTGAGGCTGTTTCTAGTATCTTCATAGAATCTGCAGAATCTCCAAATGCTGAAACAACTTGATACAATCCGTCTGTGAGCAACTCTGTAGATGTTCCCGAACTAATAGCCAGTGTTTTTAATTTTTCACCAAGTTCCGCAACTCTCGGCTTTACATCACCATCAAGTAAAGTTGCAACATTAGCCATACCTTTTTGAAAAGTAGCTGCTGCTTTTACACCTTTAACTCCGAGTGCTATTACCACTGCTGCACCTGCTACGGCTAACGCTGCGCCCCATTTTGCTGCTGTTTTTATTCCTTTGCCTAAAGTTTTTCCAAGACTTTCGGCGTTTTTATCTGTTTTAGATATACTTTTATCAGCATCATCGGAATTTACAAGGATAGAACCAAAAAGCTTGAAAACTTCCATTATTATCCACCACCTTTAACAAGTGTTTCTATCTCTTCTTTACTTAATTTTTTAGGATTAATTCCAGGATGATTTTTTTGATGTACCTTTCTTACATTTTCAGATTTTTCTAATACCTCTTCATTTGTAAGGTTTTCAACTTTTTGAGAACTGCCTTTGCAAAATTCTTCAAAGGAAACATAAGTGTTCTTGTCCATATGCTGATATCTTGATATCCACATGTCCCAGTTTTTAGATTCCAAGCGTTTTTCAAAAGCCTTGTTAATAAAATCTAATCCGTCAATTAAATCCATATTTTCCATAAAATCTATATTTCCATACCGAGACAAAAGCAAATCTACAACCTCTATTTCGTCAATTTCTCGGCACGTTTGAAAAAATTTGCAATCATTGGGGTATCTTTAATCTGCATAATTATATCTAGTGTAATTTCAGCATCCATTTCCTTGTATTCTTCTGCTGTAACGCTTATTAGACTTGCAAAAAAATCGTCAATTGGTTCGGCTGCCATGTGTACATTCTCAAATAATGCCAATATCATTTCAGTTCCCATTTGCATCTGAGTTTTACCGTTTGCATCCAATTTTAATCCCATCGTTTTCAGAATTCTTGAAACTCTATAAAAATCAGGTGTTTTTAATTTTCTTATTTTAATGGTTTCCATATATTTATCCCTCCAAAATAATAAAACCAGCCCTAATTTATAGGGCTGGTTTTATTTGATTTATGCTGCTAGTCTATTTAACCAAACCGTATAAGTAATATTTGTTTTTGCAGTTTCTTTGTTTACTATCGTAATTTCGTTAATTCCAACATCGAGCGAAATTGCAGCACTAGTAGCAGCTGAGGCAACAACTACACCTTCAACCTGTATTTCTGATGCACTCGCATTTGTAGGCGTAACTGTGACAGATGATACACCATTCGCAACACTAGCACCATATGTGTATACAGAAGCTGAGAACGATGGATTCAGCGTTGCTGTAGTGACTGTTAATGCACTCATATCTGTACATGCTGATTCTGACTCTACTATTGTGTATAGCGCTGTTGCTGCGTTTGTAGGGTCTCTGTGTCCAGAAAATGCAATTTCAATTATAGCCTCATCTTTGTCATTGAAGTCCATGGATAAACCATTGTCACCCATTGCGTTGAACAAAGTTATAATTTTATTTTTCCCTTCATGATCTGTTCCAATCCAGGTCACATTTGTAAAGTATTCCGTTGATGCAATTGTGCCTGTCAATGTTCCTGTTACCGTGACAGAAGATAAAACCGAACCAGCAAGCGCCATTTTTAAATTAGCATATGAAATATCTTTAAATCGGCATGTCAATGTTGCATCTTCCTTTATTACTCGCCTTAATCCTTTTTCTTTTCCTAGAGCGCCATCCCTTTCTATAATTCTTATGTCCTGTTCTACCACGAACGAGTTACCGCCCATAGTTGGCGCTAGTATTCTCTCTCCTGCTTCGCCATAATCTAGATATAACGTCCCTGTGTCCAATAACATATTGTTAGTTTGTGCTTCTGTTGCTGTCATAACTGGCATTTGAAAACCTCCTTATATTTGAGCTATATAACCAAGCTTTTTAAATCTTTTTTCTTGTTCTTTGATGATAACTTCTTCGCCTTGCCTCGCTAACTTTTTGTCAAGTTTTACAAAATTTATACCATCTTTTCGGTGATCTTCGATGAAAATTTCACCTTCGCAAATGGTCATTTGCATGTTAATAGTGTGAAAAATAGACCTATTGAGTTCATACAATAAGCCTTTTTGCAATTCTTCGTTTGACACAATTAAATTGTTTTTTGCTTCTTCTTTCTTGATACTTATTTCATCCATAAAACCTCCTATGTTATAGCATACGTGCGACATTGATATGTATAATACCTCCTGTTTACATCATTAAC